GAAGACGGAAACGATAGTATGACTTCTCATCTGGACATGGCTTCAAAGACATCACAAGATTCTTCTTGGCTGTTCTCTGTCCAGCACTCTTTGACTTCTTAGGTAAAGATGACATCCATTGGCACATCTAAATACCTTCTCTTTCTTTGTTTGCTGTTTCTTTGTTTCTGTTTGTTCACCAGTAGAGAACCTCTCTACTGACAAGTCTATGATATGCATTTAGGCTTGGCTTTAGCTCACAACAAGCCATTGCGACCAAGAAATCCATCCTACTTTCTGATGCCATGACGCTTCTCATATATCAATGCATCGGTCAAAGCTATTGGATTGATCTTAAAGCTCTTGAGGGTCAAGAAAGCTTCATTGACTTCGGTGTTGTACAAGTCATATCTCTCAGCAAGAGTCTTGAGCTCTTCTCTTGAGAAGTGATCTAGCTTTGGGATGATCTTCCAGAAGTTTGGGATAGCTGCCAAGTAGTACTTTGAAATCTTTCCACTTGCATACCAGTTGGCAAGCTTCTTGTCATTGATTAGATGGCGTATGAAGTCTTTAGTTGTGAACCATCCATTCTCAATGCACTCGTCAACGATGTTGTCTACTGACTTCATGAACCAAGAGTAGATCTTCTTTCTCTTAGCTGTTGTGAAGACCCAGTTCTCAAAGTCAAGTATAGTTCCCTTGTCAACAAGCTTGGTGTCAATGATCTCTTCAGCACCATTGAACTCAGTTGCAAAGAACTTCAGATATGCTTTAGGTGAGATTCCGTGCCTTGCAAAGACTTTGGCAAGCGTGTCAAATGCCTTCTTGTGCTTCTCATATATTGACTTGGCAGTGATTCGCTCTAGAGGAAGCTTGAACTTCAAGTAAGGCTGCTTCTCTTGTCTGAAGAACTTCCAGAGTCTAGCACACTTGTATCCATCAATTTGCTCTTGACTTCCACTGCAAGCCGGTGGTTGGCACTTGGCTTGCTTTTCTTGCCCTTGAGATGCAATAGCCGGCTTTTCTGAGTTGCTTGAGTCTTGCTCTCTTCCTCTCGACATAGCTTGTTCTCTTTGCAGCTGTTGCATACTTCTTGTACTTCATTGCTTTCTAGACTCGCTTCAAGAATGATCCTTTGAACCAGTCAGGCTCCAACCTGAACAAGAACTTGAAGAAGTCATAGATGCTCATATCATAATGCTTTAGGATACCTTCCATGAATTGAGAGTCCCCAAGCATCTCAATGATTGCTTTCTTTGAAGTCTAGAGATCTTCAGGGACTTGCATGAACTTTGGGTATCTAGCTTTGATGTACTTCAAGATCTCTCGATCCTCAATTCGATCTAGAAACTTGTCATTGGTGTAGAAGAACCCATTTACTTCTCCGGAGATGCCAGCTAGAGCCTATGCTGCACTTCCAGAGTCTCCACTTCCTCCTCCACTACTGCCATACTGCTCATCTTCATCTTGAGTGTCAAATCCATCTTGCTAGTCTAAGAGTTGTCTTTGCTTCTTAGACAACGGCTTTCTCTTCTATCCATCTTCACATGCCATCTCACCGGCATTCTTCTTCCCGTGTCTTCTCTTAGATGGAAGATCTTTAGAGTCGTCTAAGACCTTTGGAGTCATGTAGTCTACTGCTATCTGCTCTTTCTTCGGCCTTCTCTTTCTTGTCGGCTTCTTCTCTGTGGAGTCAGACTAGCTAGATGAAATCAGAGAAGAAGTGGCTAGTTCTTCTTCCCTAGCATTCTTCTTCTCTTTCTTGGTGAATGGCTTCTTCAGCACTTCAACTGTCTTTTGAACTATCCCACCTAGTGAAATCTTCTTAGTCTGCGCTTTAGCAGATCTGTCTAGCTACTTGCTGCTATGCTTGCTTGTGTCTTTCTTCATTACTCATATCTTATGGAAGCCTAAAGAATTCCTACTAGGCTTTCACTACAATGAGTTGATGTCTTCTCCAATGTCATGCAGAGACGACATGACTTCTTTCAAGTTCTGGTCTGCTGGCTCTTGGTCTGGAATGTCTTGATCAAACGTTGTGTCGCCAAGATTCAACGACTCACAGTCAAGCTTGAACATCATAGTCTTTCCAACACGGCCTCCAAGTCTGTTCTTGAGAAGTCTAGCTGAGATCATCCCATTCTCTCGGTTCTCGTTGCTCTGGTACAGTGCCATCAAGAAGTCTGCAGTGAATGCCACACCTCTTGACTGTGAGATGTGCTCCATGCCGATGTTCTCATTGTTCATGCCTTCAGAGTTTGACTGGACCGCCGACACCACAGGCTTTGTGAACTTGTAGCTTATCGCTCTCAGCTTCTCACTGACTTCAAGTCCTTCTGAGAACATGTTGTCTGAAGCTCTCGATGAAGTCCCTTTCAAGAGATTCAAGTAGTCTACAACAATGACATCGAAGTCATGGCCAGCATTCTTCAAGTTCTCGAGGTACACTTCAATGTCACCACAGTTGATAGTCTTTGGTGGAAACTCTTTGACATAGAGTCTGCTCTTTGGATGGTCTTCATGGAACTTCTTCACCGCAGCTATGACGGTGCTCTCATTGTTCTTGAGCTTGTTGATGTCTGACCCAGAGATGTGTGCATCAAATCTTGTTCCATAGACATCTTCTGACATCTCAAGAGAGATCACTACGACACTCAAGTTCTGCTTCAAGAAGTTCACTGCCAAGTTCGACAAGAAGACTGACTTTCCTAGACCAGCTTGCGCCATCACAAGATACAGTGATCGCCCATCTTTCAAGAAACCACCATTTGTGTAGTAGTCAAGTGATGTCCATCCGGTCTTGATCTTTGCTTCTGGATTCCTTATGTAGTCCCAGTGCTTCTCCATTGCTGCTGGGTCAAAGTAGTCTAGTCCAAGATCAACATCATTGAAAGTCAGCTTCTGGACTCTGTCAAAGTTTGCAAGACACTTCTCAACAACTTGACCATAGCATGTTGGATCCTTCTCAAGCATCTGAGAGTTGTCCATCAATGCTTCATAGAATGCTTTTCGCCTGATGAACTCTTTGAGGTTTGATGACATTGCATCATCATTGATCCCATTGTCAATAGTCGCAACTTCAGCTAGAAGCTCATTCACTTCCGCTGCTTGTATGTCTAAGTCTGGGTTCTTCTCACCATACTTCTGGACTAGTGCACCTATGACCTTGTTGCTTGGAACCGAGCTGTACTTCTGGTAGTACTTGACTAGCAGCATCAAGATAGTGTCCATGTTCTTGACTGAGAACCACCTTGGATCAAACACACTAGACAAGATGTTTAGCCACTTTCGGTCGACAAGAGCTTTCTTCAAGAGCATCTTCTCGATCATGTCATCACTGAAATCAAGTTCCATATGCTAGCTATGATACCAACTTAGAAAGACTTGAAGAGGTCTTAGCCACTGAACTCATATGCTAAGACCAACTTCATCCTAAGGAAATCTTCAGACAGCCTCACCAATCTTGATATCCATTCTGGAGATATGGATTTGCAAACTTTGGCTGGTTCTGCATTGTTGCTTGCGATGGCCTGACAGCAGCCTTTCTAGCTGTTGTGTGGTGGGTTGGAGTGGCTGCCATAGCTAAGCTCTTCTCTAGCTCTTGGAGCTGTGATGTGAGCTTGGCATTCTCAAAAGTCAGCTCAGAGATCTTCATCAAGTAGTTGTCATTCTCTTCACGAAGCTCTTGGAGGGACTTTCTCATAGAAGAGATCTCCTTCTTAGCTTCAACTAGCTCTTCCTTCAAGCTCTCAAGTGACAAGATGCTGTCATCAGTAGGACTCTTCTTCTTAGGATCCTTCAGCTGCTCAAGCTCTTCAAGATATGCATTGATGCTGTCAGTCAACTTTGAGTTCTCTTCTTCTAACTCAATGCAGTGCTTCTCAAGAGTGTCAATCTTCTCAAGCTTGTCTTTCATCTCTGGAGTGAGCCTTGGAAGAAACTCGGTTGAAGACTCTTCAATCTTTGTGTCATAAGAAGAAGGAGTGTGGGAATCAACCTCTCCATCTCCATCAAATTCACTCTTAGACTCTAGTGCTTCTTTAGCAGAGTTGTCATTGAGCAAGTCATCAAGATCACTGTCTTTCATCTCCACACTACTAGATTCTGGAGCAAGGTTCTCACCAACTTCAAGGGTTGTGAACTCATTGCTTGCTGATATGTCTGACTTGCTTTTTTTCTTCCTTGCCATGTCAATCTTCCTTGTCAAATTGCTTACATAACTATTCTATGGGAACAGCAAAGCACCCGCAAAGTTGCGGGTGCTGGCTTTGAGCTTGTCTGCAATGCATCAAGCTTCTTCTTCATCAAGCTCGTCTTCAATCTTGTCAAGCTCTCTGGATGTCTCATTTGAGTAAGAGAGCTTCTCAATTGACTTCTTGTTGAACTCATCTAAGAAAGTGTTCCAGATCTCATCATTAGAGATGAGCTCGCGGTGTGTCACTTTCTTGTCGGAGTAGGACTTGACAACATAGCCGCCACGAACAGACTCAATGAATCCATAGTTGGTAGCTGGCTCAATCAGACCATCCCACTTGCCAATGCCGGTGTCAAAGTCAATGTAGACTTCGCACTCAAAGCCTGGCTTGGAGACACGGTTCTTTGTGCAGAAGAACCTGAACAAGTTTCCTTTGACATAGCCACGATCAGCATCCTCACTTTCTCCAGCTGACATGAAGTCCGTGTCTACCGACTTGATGAGCTTCTTGTTTGTCTGCAGCATCACATGTGCAGAGTACTGGAGCTTCTTTCCACCAGGCATGTCTTTGTACTTGCTAGCATACATTGCACCTGGATTGTCATATGTGTGGTTGATTACGAGGAATGCACAGTTAGTCCTGACGACACGCATCATGACAAGGGCCATCATGTCATTCTTTGCACGAGCAGAAGAGCCCATGTCGGCAACAACCTTGTCTTTGTCAACGATGTCAGTCAAAGACTTCTGAGTTGAGAGAGCTCCAAATGAGTCAAGAACAACAATTGCTCGGATGTCATCATTGGAGTCAGGATCTTTCAAGTACTCTCTCTTAGCTTTGTCAAGAGTGTCATAGATGTTGATCAAAGCCTTCTTGCACTCTTCAACATCAGCAACTGCAATGTACTCAATCTTAGAGCGATCAACACCATGAGCATCAAAGTAGTCCCAAAGACCACCACCTTCAGAGTCAAGATAGTAGACAATGTCAACCTTGTTGTTCTTCAAAGCTTCAATGACTGTGTTAGCTACAATGAGTGACTTTCCTGACTGTGACTCACCATAGACAATGCTGATGCGGCCTTGCGGAAAGCCTTTGTAGATGTCTCCAGTTATGCAGCGATTGATTGCATATGAGCCGGTAGAGAGCCAGTCAGTGATCTTTGTGAGATCTGTCTAGTTTGATGCTACTGCACCGGTAGCCTTTCCAATGCTCTTGATAGCGTCTTTCAGTTTCATTCTTGATGTTTCCTTGTCTTTCTTACTTCACCATCTTACAGTCTAGATAGTACTTCTGTAGAGTTTCTCTGCTCTTCACGATGCTTGTAGACCCGCCACCTTCTCTTGTCTCTCATGGCTTCAATGCCATAGTAGTCATTCTTGAGAGCCATGTAGTACATTGCAAGTCTCATCTGCCGATACTTCTTAGCTAGTGAAGCTGACTTGTTCTGGAGCCAGAAGTCAACATCTCTAGTGATCCATGGACATTGGATTCCTTGAGTCTTGGAGACTAGATACTTCCAGACCTTGTTGAAGCGCTCCACTCCAATTCTTCCTGGATCTAGAGTACCGCGCTTCTTTCTCTCTATCTCACACTTCATCATTGCACTTCGAGGATGCTTCCATGCAATGTATCGGATGACTTTCTTCAGCTTGAGAACAGACATGCGATACTGCAGGTGGTCTCTGATCAGCTCAAAGTAGTGGCGTATGCTGTCTTTCCTCTCAAACTCTTCAGAGAAAGCAATGTCGGTGTTGACGTCTAGCCTGAACTGCATGAACAGCTTCTTCATCTTTGCTAGAATTGCGGTGCCCAGACGAGGAGAGTAGTTATTGAATGAGAACTCAGCATACTTTCCATCTGAAGTCAAGATAGCAAAGAATATATGTGGACTGTTCTTCGACTGCTTGTAGAAGTACATGCACTTTATGAGTGTTCTAGGTCTCTTGCTCAGAGCTTGTGACATGGGAATATCTTACAGACACTCTCAGTCTCTAGCAACTTCAACATTGTCTGGGAACTCATTTGGAGACAGTGGATTGATTCTCCAGAAGATTGGGTCCTTGTATGGATACAAGCTGCACTCACTAGTGACTTTCTCGGAATAGTCTCCAGATGTAATGACTGGCCTGTTGTAGACGCTCAGCATCTGTCCATCGCTGTAAGGATCTGGAACTAGCTTTGGAAGATGTGATGAGATGTATGCTTCCGAAGATATGTAGCCGGAGATGTCTGTGTGAGTGTGAGCTCCAAAGACACCGGTGTCAACACTTGTGATGTAGCCATCTATGTCATGCTTTGTAGGCACTACATAGAAGCCAAAGTCAATAGTGTTCACAACAGGCACATCTTCATAGATTGTGTCATCACTCAAGTCAGGATTTGGAACCTCTACAGACACATCAGCTGTCACCATCTGTGGAATGAGTGCTGAGATTGACCTGTCTGGGTACTTCTTCTGGTAGTCATCGATCTCGCTTGGCTTCAAGACAACTACGACATTGGACAGTGTCTCAACTTGGTAGCTAGACAGCACAGTTGGCTTTCTAGCTTTGAATCTCTGTGTTCCAGCAAAGAGGAATGTCTTGAATGTGAACTAGAAGGTTGAAGTTATGAGGTCATCTTGTGTTGGATCAAGATCTTCTGGATGCTCTTCAGAGACCGAGTCTTGCATCACAATCTAGTTGTTCATCTTGATGCCTTCATACTTCGGATGCTGGCAGCTCACATAGAGATCACTATTGAAGAACACCATGAAGTTTGATGCAATCTTGTCAATGTCTGCTTGATACTTTGCAATGACAGACACCTCATAGTTGATGTCTACAGGAACTGGAGCCATCAAGTGATACAGACGGTTCTTTGGACCTAGCTCATACTTGACTTCATTGTTGAGATTGTTGAGACGCTCACCATTTCTAGCATATCCGGTCCTTGTGATGACGATCATTGGAACTTTGTAGTCTCCACGTCTCTCAGGATTCTCAAGAGCTTTGAGTATTCTTGAGCGCTAGCCGTTGACACACTAGACTAGAATCTCCTTTTGCTCACCATTGTCTAGTGTTCGCTAGATCCTGATGTTTGAGAAGATTCTCTTGAACAGCAAGTTCGCAGTTCCCAACTCTTCATTGAAGCTCTGAAATTCCATGTCTCACTAACCTCACTGTGTCTCTATGATCTTTCAAGTCAGCTGGGCTTCAGTCAAGATGTGAAACTCATAGCCTTTTGACTTAGCAAGAGCTTTAGCACTCTGCCACTTGCAGCAGTTTGTCACCCATGTGATCTGGTCCTTCAAGTTCTTGCTGTTCTTTGGCGGCTTTGTCTCTACTTCTGACTTGACCTCTATCCAGATAGTCTTCTTCACTGGACCAGCTTTGACCACCGCGGTGAAGTCGATGTAGTACCGCCTCACTTTGTTCCTGACCTTGTCAAAGTACTTGATTGCCATTGGCTCATAAGACCAAGCCAAGACATTCTCATTGCTGTCCAAGTATCTCATGCAAAGATACTCTAGCCGGGACTTGTACTCTGGAACACAGGATCCTAGATACTTCTTTGGATTCTGCACCAGGTACTTTCCAGTCTTTGCATTCGAGTACTTTCCTCGCTTGTTCTAGCTAGCAATGTGAACCATGTGCTGATCTTTCTTAGATATTTATTTGAGGAAGGTAGCCCAGAAGTCAGCCAAGTATCTTTGCACACATCTTCTTGAGAGCCCTTGATCTAGAGGCTTTTGAGTTGTCAGCTTGGCCACTTGATGTGACTTTTGAGAAGACTTTTGGCTCTTCTTTCCAGAGGTTGTTCAAGACTAGCCACATCTTCATCTCCAACTTTCCAAACACCATCTTGTCTAAGACTGCAGCATTTGTGAAGATCTCAATATTGCCTCTAGCTAAGACATACTCATTGATGTCTTTCTGCTTTGTGTTCTTGTTGAACCACCTGAAGAACTTGACATCAATGTCATCTCTTCTGATCATCTTCATCATTGAAGCTATTCCAGCCACATCATT